GCCGCGTTGGTTTCTGATTCCTTGGCGGCTATCGCAGAGTTCGCGGCTTCTGTCTGGCTGGTCTTCGCATTGGACTCCGATGCTTTAGCATTGCCGGCCGATGTGGCTGCATTGGTTTCTGATGTCTTCGCCGCAGTCTGGCTGGACTTTGCAGCATTCTCTGATGTTTTTGCATTCGATGCAGATGTGGCCGCTGCCGTTGCACTCTTTGCCGCGTTCGCTTCGCTTGTTTTGGTCTGTCTTAGTAGAGATTCGATTTCCTGAACATTCTGCCCGGCTTTTTCAACTAGCGGAAGCTCTGTCTTTGATACCGTCACATCTGATGCCAGTGCTGACCGCTCGACCGCCAGTGTGAAATTGGCCGTGCCTAAGATAGATCCGTCAGATCCTGTGATCCTGACCTCGCAAGGAACATTTCCGGCCACCGCCGTCATCTGGTCCTGTACTGTCACGGTCACGGTAGAGCCGGAATAAGTACACGAATACTCGAAGCCTGTATGGTCTGGCTTCGTTCCGCGGATTGTCACGGTAGATCCGGATGGAATGGAGTATGCTCCGTTTTCATCGTACAGTTCAAAAGAGAGAACCCTGGATCCTTTATCGTACTGAGAAAGGTGGATGATCTTTGGGATTCCGTGAGGGCTGATGTTAATCTGTTCCGTTATTGTCTGAGCCATTCAGTGCCTCCAGTTTTTCAATCCGTTTAGCCAACGAATCAATCAGTTTTTCATCGTAAGCAATGCGGGCCATTAAGAATTCTTCCTTATCAACTCCGTAATATTCCTGTGTGTCTTTCGATGTATCGTGCGGTATTTTGAAAACAACGTGCTGAGTTTCAGGGTCTATGTTGTTGTCTTTCATGGCTTTAATAATGGACTGAGCGATAACACCATAGTGAAGAACGTTTGTATCAAACGGACCTTCACGCATCTTGAATTGTTTTATGCTGACAGAACCGATTGCGGCCACAATGTCATCATCAATCGGTATGATTTCCTTCTTCAGATGCATATCGGAAATATGATCAGTTACATTTATATTGTCAACAAAGAAGCTTAAAGACGAACCGTTCCAGCCGATTTCGATAGAGTGCTGTTTGTCTCCGCCTTCGATCATTGTCGATGTCACAGGCCAATTGTATCTCTGCCCGTTATATACATACAGTTTGCTATCACTCGTAAAAAGTCCATTTCCGTTCAAGTCGTTAACATGTACATCTCCAGAATCAGGATCGGCCCAAATAACACTTTTTTCGTCTACAAACATTCCAATAAAAGATGTTTGGACATCTAAATTCGTTTTCCTTTTTCCAGAGCTGTTTTTGCTTGCATTGAGTGAAACGGACCCATTGTCTTCGAGATATATTGATGATAGATTCTCCGGAACTTCACCAGCCCCGTAAATATGTGTGTAATTTTCCGCCAATTTAATTCTTGGTTCGTATTTTTGATCGTCTCCTTTGAGCTTTGATGCGTTAATATATCCGTTTCGAATCGTTAGTCCCCATGTTTCACCATCTTCAATCGAATCTATTTGACTTCCGGTGATATAAACTCCGTTTATATAAACTCCTGAAATTGTTCCGGATTTGATGTAATCTCCGTTAATATAAAGCTTTCCATCTTTCAAATAGATTCCCTGGCTTGTCCCGTTATTTGTTAATTTATTAAAGATGGTTTCCTGCGTCTGGGCATCGACCGCACTTGACGCGGCCGTGTCAGCATAGGATTTAGCATTCGTTAGGGCCGAGTCAGATACATTGTCTGCATAGCCTTTGGCTGTCGTAAGAGCAGAGCTAGTATCGTCCTTTGTGGAATAGTTAGACAGGGCTTGTAACTGGAATTCACCGGTCTCCATGTTCCAGAAGTTGGTGCCTTTTGCATCTTGGAGGATTCCGGCCTTGATCAGATTGGCGCTCAATGTTCCAGTCGTGATGAAGTCGGCATTGATCCTTCCATCCATCGTAATTGCAGTGGTAAAGGTTCCGCTCACTCCGGTACTAGAAAATCCGAGACCGCCCATGGTCCATCTCCATACGTTCTGAGCCTGATCCCTCGGAAGTTTATCCAGAATGTCGATCTCATTTTCATCAATGTAGACATAGCCGTTCTTGGTTAGATTCTTGATCAAACTTGTCTGGGATTCGATAGCCTTTTCCTGGTCGGCCTTTAATCGATTGGCCTTCCGATCAATCTCATTCTTGATGTCATTGATCGTGGATGAATAGGTGCTTGCAGGTGATGGATCATAATTTCCGAATGTTAGAGACTTCACTCTTCCGGAATTGCAGTCGTATGTGTACCCCTGGACATGAGCCGACAGTTCAAATTTCGGATGTAGAATTGTGACCGTATCATTGATACAGAGGTCCTGCGGGATGTCGGACTTAATAGCATAACTGATCTTTGGCTTCTTATGGATTTCAAGATAGGCTTTCGCCTTATTTCGAAGCATGGCAACCTTCTGATCGTCCGTGTATTCAGTTCCACTGTCATCCTTCTCCGGGAGTTCGAAAGTGACTGTCTTTGTGTATGGCGTGTCATACTTGGTATCGGATTCCACATAGGTTTCTGGAAGGGTTAAGCCGTTCGGGCCTTCCGGGAGAATCTTCGTGCAGACATCATCCCATTTTTCTACAATCTGCCAGTCCTGGAGATTCCTGCCATAAACGACCTTCTGCCCTCTGTCCTGGCCAACCTGATCCGAATCCCTGACATTGATATCCCATCCGTCCGGGTCGATGATCACATCGGTCATATCCTCCAGCATCTGATCGAAGCCTTCACGTACAGTCTTTCTTACAAATTCCCTGGTCGGACAGGTTCCGCTTGCTTCTCCCTTTGCCGTGAATGGCACGGTCTGATCTGCGTGAGACAATAACCAGGCAGCATAAGCCACCGGGCCGAGACCTGTCGGCCGAACATCAGATAGAAGATAATTTGAGATGTCGAATACAACATGATTTGCGGTAAAGTAAATCCGTCTGCCCTTCTTCTCTACATTTCCTATCCGGAACGGCTGCACGCCCTTTTCTTTGGTCTGAGCCGTGACGATCCGATCCCTTTGGATCAGATCTAAGTATTTGATCGGACATTCGACCGTCAGCTTCCAACCTTTGAGACTGATGTTCTTTTCTTCTTCACATTTGTAGGTCAGAACATTCCCAAGGCCGTTTGTGCTGTAATCTTTTTCGGTTGATTCATATACTTTGATCATATCCAGCGGTCCTTATATCTGATAGATAGCTTTGCAGATCCGGCATGGATCTCAATCTTGTTCTTACCTGGCGAAAGGGATGGATAGGTATATCCGATGGAAATGTTTTTCGGATTATCCTCTTCCTTATCCTCGCAATTGATTGTTATGGTATTTCCGCTTCCAAGTGATGGAAGGGTGAACCGTGTGCCATTGATGGAGATATCGACATTTGTGCTGGTCTGTGGAGTGATCCGGATCATCGGCTTACTGATGGTGTTTCCAATATTCTGAATAAACATGGCGGTCGTGCCATCCGTGCTGATGGTTCCGAGATCCGTCCAATCCTCTATCCTCTGCCAGAATGGAGATAAAATCATCTGTAGGGAAAAGGAATATTTAAAAGGCCCAAATCTCTTAAACTCGATTCCCTTATAGATATGGGCCATCTTCCACCGTTCTCCAATGGCAAAGACACCAGATCCGGACAGCCATTGCTTCACGGCATCCGCATTTTCCAGGTCAACAAGATAGGCGTTTTTGGTGATCTCGACATCCTTGTAGTTTAATTCCTGGTAGATGCCGCCGTCCCGGCCTTCAATTGAGATATCCTCGACATTCATTTCCGGAACGGCTTCGAAAACCTCGTCATCAAGTATTACACCCATGTCATCGGATTTTTCGCCTTTGAAATAGAAACTCATACAAGGACCTCTCTCCTTAGATAATCGCTGATAAACTCTCCAACCTTATCACCATCAATATTGACGGACAATCCGAGAGACTTAAACGCAGCGACCACACCGGCCTGGACAGCGTTCTGGATCTCATTCGGCTGGATAGATGTCTGCCTGTTAACGACTGCAACAGAGCCCTGGATCATGTCTAAGAGGTGGTTCTCACCTGTCACAACTTCATTTCCGGCTTCACCGCCGCCCAAGAGATTGGTTCCGGACGCTCCGAATATGGTCGGCCGCGTCAGGACATAGGCGCTCTGCATGGCTCTCGCATACCAGTCGATACCGATTCTGGGAACTCTTGGCGGATTCAGAGAGAAGCTTCCGGACATCCTGAAGTGTGGGAGATTAATATGCGGAAAGCTTAAATGCAGCCCATTAAAGAATCCTCTGATCCTGTTTAATCCGCTCGAGAAGGCTTCGCCGATGGTGTTCATGTGCGACCGAACGGAGCTCAGCATGTTACCTAATCGTCCTCCGGTAACAGAGTTCAGAGCATTAAATCCGTTCTGCCATACACTCTGCATGGCACTCATTGCCGCGCCGATCGCGCCCCTCATTCCACCGCCGTGAGACTGGATGGAAGCTTGCATGGATGCCATCCTTGACTGGACCGCGCTCGCCATTTCGCCAAGCCGTCCACCGGTGATCTGATTCATGAAATCAAAACCGGCTCTCCATACTGCTCGATATCCGTCCATGTATGCGCCAATTACTCCATTGATGCCACCACCGTGAGACTGGATGGACTGCTGTATATTCGACATCGCATTGGAAACATGGTCTTTGATGTTGTTCCAGGTGTTGGAAGTGTGCTCTTTAATGGAATTCCATTTTTCTTTCAAATGTTCGCCAAGTTTCGAAGCGGCTTCCTTGATCTTATCCCAGTTCTTATACAAAAGAACACCGGTGGTAATAGCTGCCGTGATGGCGATCACAACCGCGCCGAATGGTCCGGTCAGTCCGCCAACCAGTGCAGAAAGCGCCGGGAGGTGCTCAGCAATATTTCCGACTGTTTTGACGAGGGTTCCGCCAGCCTCGATGAATTTTCCAAGGCCAACAACAGCTGGGCCAATAGCTGCAGCTACAAGGGCAATCTTTATGATGGTTTCCTGCATCGGAGCTGGCAATTTCTGCCATCCTTCGTTGATTCTGTTCAGAACATCAATAAGCTGGGTGGCAACCTGCGTGATGGTCGGCCCGGCCGCTTCGACCAGGTTGGAACCGGTCTCAGCGAGCTGATTCAAAATGACCTTAAATTTGTCGATAGGGTCTGCTGTCTCTTCAAAAGTCTTATCCACAGTCCCGGCAAAATCAGAGAGAGAAGAGCTTGAGCCATCCGTGAACATGGAGACACTCAGCGTTCCTTGCTGGGCTGCGGCATATAGTTGAGGGCCGACCCTACGTCCAAAGATATCGACCGCATCTCCGGACGAAGAGAAAGCTTTCTTTAATACATCAGACATGGATGTTCCGGACGATGCCGCCTCTGCCTGTGCTTTCTTCATTCCCTTTAAGACATCGTTGGTGTTGATACCGGATTTCTCAAGCTCGGCCAGCATGTCGATGGAATCCTGGATGGAATAACCCATCTCCCGAAATCCGGTTCCACTCGATACCAGGTCGCTTGTTAAGGTGTCCATAGAGATTCCGGAAGCCTGCCCGGCCTGAGTGAGAGAGCCTAGCACCGCATTGGTATCCTTTGTGGACAGTCCGAATGCAGCCATCGCCTTCTGAACCGAATCAACAGATCCGGTGACATCCGTGCCATTGATCTCAGCAAATTTCAGAAATTCCGTGGAAAGGTTCTGCAGCTGGTCACCGGTCGCTCCGAATCTGGTATTGACCTCTCCGATGGCTTCACCTGCATCCGCAAAGGAAACAGGGATTGTGGTCGCTATCGCCTTTGCCCGGTCCTGCATGTCCTGCAAGGCTTTCCCGGATGCGCCGGTCTTTGTAACGACCGTATCCATGCCCTCATCCACCTGAGTAAATGCCGCGATGGATGCTGTGGCAATCCCGGCAATTGGTGCCGTGACATTCTTTGTCATGGATTCTCCAACGCCGGTCACCTTTCCACCAATGTCCTGCATCTTCTGCCCGGCATCCTTTATGGCTGCAGCATGGTTGTTTAGCTGTTTGTTTACATCCTTGAGCTCACTATTGTACTGGTTCAGCTTGGCCTGTGTGGTCTCCAACTGAGCCTGCTTGTTTTTCAGAGCTGATGTGGATGTGCTCTCATCGTTCTTCATTTCCTCCAGCTCTGCAGAGAGGTTCTTTACCTTTTCTGTATATGCCTCCGTCGCGCCCTGGAGATATTTCTGCCGGTCTGTGAGTTTCTGCGTGCTGGAAGTATGCTCATCATAGGCCGACTTGGCGAGCTTGAAAGCCGCATAGTTCTCTCTGACGGCGGAATTTATGTCTTTTAAATTTTTCTTGAAGTCAACTGCACCCTCTGCAGTAAACTCGATCCCGACTCGTTTGAGGTCGCCGTTAGTCGATGCCATGATCTACCTCATTTCTCCAGGCTTCTAGTGCCTGGCCGTCATGCGTTGATTGGTAAGTATCCCACAACTTTTTCTCTCTGGATTCGTGTGCAAGGGATTTTTCCATGTTTTCCAGGAATGTCCGGAACTGTCTGAACTGGATCAAGTGATCCATCAGCTTTTCCGGGTCGTTGTATCGTCTGAAAAAGCAGCCGAGAAGATTTTCCCCGTCATATTTCCGAATAGCCGTAAGGCTTGCGTAAAAAAATCGAAGAATTCCTGCCGATCCACATAAGCATTGGCTTCTTTCACCAGATCGATGGCATCCAAATTCTCAATTGTCTTTTCGTCGGTCCCGGTGGCAATCGCGAGAAGGCTGAATAACTGGTTCTTGCAATCCGGAAGATGGGAGAAAACTGTCTTGATAATCTCGATGACAAGCTGGCTCTGGGCAATGGAGGAATCTTTCTCGAGTTCCTTCTGTTTCTGGGTCCACTTCGATCTTGGAAGCGGTACTTTCTTTCCGTCCTTGAACATCATTGGAGCTTTAAAGCTCGCTCTTTTGAGAAGTCCGGAATCCAGATTTATCTCCGTCAGGCCTATATTGGTCATGATTGCTACAATTCCGAACACATCATCGGATTTCATTTTGTTTAAAGGAAGGGGAGCTTCTGCTCCCCTGGTTTCATTATTCGGCATAAATTATGCTCCTGTGGATGCGGTCTCAAGTGCCTTTACCTCTGCTGCGGTCAGAAGAGGCTTTGCAAAGAACTTATCCTCTGTGATATTCTTTGTGCTCTCGTCAGAGGTCAGGCATTTCACGCACTTATGTGCCTTGTCATCAAATCCGGTTGCGGAAATGGTGATGTCATCGGTCTGGTCGGACCACTTATCTGCGCTGGTAGAAGTCTTGTCTGCGTTGTCGGTCAGCTTGCACTTCGGATACCATCTCAGGTCCTTTGTTCCGTCCTTCTTCTTAACCACGAATCCATACGCGAAGTACGGACGCTGAGCGATACCACCAGACAGGACAGCTCCGCCATCGATGTCAGAGCCCTTCATCTTATCCAGGGTCAGGTCATCAAATGCGACATTAGTTGTCTTCATGGTGACCGCAGAAACCTGTGTGTCAGAATCATACTGCTCACCGGATGCGTAAGTGGTATGGGAATCTGCCTCATCAGAGACATCTACCTCACTCACGGTAGGCAGCTTAATGACTTCATCCTCAAAGGTGGATGTCCAGTTTCCTTTCGCATCCATCTTATTGAAGCAAATATACTGAGCGCCGACAGTAAGCTTCATTGCCGGCCTCAGCTCGTTCATAGTATTTGCCATGATTTACTCCTCGCTATTTAAACTCAATGCATCAAGCATTGTTTTATAGTATCTATCCTTATTCTTTTCCCACGTTGTTGACATGTGCGGCTGTGCTGCCACCCATCGGCCTTTCCTGGATTTATGTCCATTCTCGACCATCTTGCCGTAATACTTGCCCCATCCGACGTCAATGGCATTCTTTTCTCGCTGAGTTCCTACAGAATCCAGCATGTGGGTGTGACCGCCGCCGAGCATGGATCTAGGCCTTGGAAGTGCCCGGATGTCGTTGACCAGTTGATCGGCCCCTTGCTCCATTGCATCCAGAACCTTGGAGTCGTCCACGTTTCCGGCCATCTCTTCGAGCTCTCTTTCGAGGTCTTCAAGTCCTTCGGCTTCGACAGTAGCTTCATGCAACATCTTCCACCACCTCGATTGAGAAATAGCTGTGATATTCTCCGGAATGGTTCTGCCCCGGATTGTACTCGGTGTAGATGATCGGATGGATTCCGATGTCGTTCAGAAGCTTTTTCAAATGGATCAACCCCGGATCTCTCGGCCTTCTGGAAAGGAAAGAGACCTGATAGGTCACTACCGTCTGATAATCGTTTCCGGATGCCATCGTGTCTGTCCACACATAATCCCAGTAAACAACCTTTGGAAACTGATCTCCCTTGTCGAGAAATTCTTCTCCCTCGGCAATGCTTACGCCGTCCAGTTTATGAAGTAATGTAGATAATTCTTTTTTAGTCATGTCTCTACCTCATAAATCGTTCTAGGCTTGGTAAGAGTGAGCTCTGTCTCCCTCAGACCATCCTTAGTCCATGCGATGGAGGCATTAAAAACACTCATCTGGGTATCTTTGATAAGGACCACATCACCGGAATGGAAGCCATCCTCGTAGTAAGGAATGCGGATCTTCATAGTGATCTCAAGGTCCTGATTCTGGAAGTTAAGCCGGGTCCTGTCATAGATTGATAAAGCTCTGAACCAGATCTTTGTATCCTTTGGCTTGATGACATATCTCGGATAATCCGGAGAATCCTCTGTTGGAGAGCTGACCAGCTCGCAAGGAATCAAAACACCGTCCATATAGATCGGAACGCTCATTCTGTACCCCCTTCTGCAGATAACTGCCAGGACAATAGATCATTCTGGTAATCCTTCTCGAATTCATCGCCTTTCTTGCAAATGATGTAGTAGGAATACATCTTCACGAAATAGGTCGAGCTGTCATCCTCGATAGGTTCAATGTTCGGTCGAAGCTGTTTCAGCCTGCTGTTGGCGTGGGTGATGGCTCTTTTAATTGAGTCATCAGAAAGGTAAGGCGGGAGCTGGAAGTCTTCCCGCATTTCAGAAATAAAACTAGTCAGATCCATCTCCCGTCATCTCCTTTCCTTTAGGCTGCTGCTGTGGAAGTAACAACGGCCGGAACATATTCCTTAAGCTTGGTTACATCGAATACGACAGCCACATCATCGTCATCGGCGCGGCCGTTTCCGTAAGCCTTTGCAATGATCACATCAGCATCATCCAGAGCCTTGGTTTCCTTATACTCGGCAACCTGTACACCGGAGAATCCCATTGTGTAATGGCCTGCGATGGTGAAAACGCCCTTGCCCTGTGTCATGTTGGCCTCTTCAATGACAGTGATGTTCTGCGCAGTCTTCTGTGCATAACCACCGCCAAAAGTGTCGCCATAGAGGGCCGGCTTTACATACTCAGCATCATCCAGAGGATTTACAATCAGGTAAAGGTTGTCGATCTTCCGGTTGCCATTGTGAGAGAGGGTCTTCAGGACCGGTGCCAGGGACTTCGGGCCGAAACCGGTAACAGTAGTCAGTGCAGACTTGGCGGATGCGGTTCCGTCAGACTTGAAGGAATCGATCTTGTTCATGACACCGATAGGGCCGGTCTTGCCATCTCCGTTCAGATAACCAGCGGTAACACCATCGCGCATGATTTCCTCGATCTTGGCGGT